CTTTAGCGACGCGTCTGTTCTGCACTTTTGCTTGCATACGCCGGATCGTTTTGTTCTGCACTTCACGCAGTTCAGTCAACGCGCCTTTAACGGCTTCGGTGTTTTTAGACTCAACGCCTGTGACTAACTCATCAATGACACGCTTTGCGTCACCCTCTGTTTGCACACCTTTAGCCATGCGCAACAGTTCGTTGCGAAGCCGATTTATATAACGATCAAACGATTGACTATTGCGAGCCTCTTGATTTGCCTTTTCAGACATAAATGGATTCATCGGCATACTAGCGTCGCCAATCGCGTCAATGATGCCAAACTCTAGCTCGCCATCTTCAATCATGTCTAAAAAGCCATCTGTCGCACCCATCAGATCGTTTGTTGCGCTGATCGAATCTAAATCTTCGGTCTGTGCTTCAATCTGCTTATCACTTAGTTTTATATTAAGCGTGCTAGACTTAGCTTTTTGCTCTGCAAGATATTTTTTGACACCTTCGTTTTCGACAATTTTGCTTTTGCCTGTGACCGGATCAGTCACGCGGGTAAATGCGCCATTACCTAAATCTGTCAGAATCGGGCGGGTTGCAGATGACTCCATTTGCTTTGCTTGAGCCAGCTTATATTGCTGATTGATTTCTGCATCTTTGCGCGCCGCTTCGGCTGACTGCGCGCCGGAATAACCAGACGTTCCAGCCGTTAATGCACGCCCTAAAGCCTGACCAATGCCAACTGGTGCGCCGGTGCGATTGCCACCAGACTCAAGTAGTGATGCGCTTGCCGCAAGTATCCCCTGCGTGCGCGGATCGTTAAAGCTTGTGCCAAGCAGGCCACCAAAGCCGCCTGTCTGTGCCGGTGTTGCGGCTGGCTGTTCTGCCTGTGGCTGTGGTGCGGCCTGCAACAATGTTGGTGCCGGATTTCGTGCCTGACGCATGACCGCATCATCATATGGCGATGGCATCATTGCTGGCTTTGATTGTGGCAAAACTGTTGGCATAGGCATGCTGGCTTGCATCTGGCGCGGCAATGGCGAACGCGTGCGCCGCATGATAGCGTCATCATACATTGTCGGTGCAATAGCCGCAGTCACAGGACGCGGTGCCTGTTGCATTGAACGTGGGTCAACGCCTATGAAATCAAATATTGAAGCCATCGTGTTTCCTCTAGCCTAATAGACCTAAAATGCCGCCTGCCGCCGCACCATACATCGGATTAAAACCGGCAAGACTTCCAAGCTGTGCGCCTGCACCAGCACCGCCCAAAGCCGTAGCCATTGGGTTGCGACTGACCGGATTGATTGTGTTGCTTCCAACCGTACCGCCGCCAACCAGCGACATATATTGCTGAAGCTTTTTCTGATCGATGTTCTGGTCGTAGTTAAACCGATTAATATTGTCTTGCAGTTCAGCTTCGGCTTGTGCCTCTCTCGCGCTTCCAACGCCTGCAAGCTGTTGTGCTGTCAGGTTTGCAAATTCCGGTGCTTGTGAAATTGCGTTTTGCTGTGCCTGCAATGCGGCTGGTGCAAGTGCGCTTGCAAGTGCTTGCTGATTTGCGCCAGAGCCATAACGACCAGCTTTTGCAAATTGACTTTGCACCTGATTTATAATCGGTGCGAATGCCGCCGACATTAGCGGGTTTGTACCCATCAAATTTTGCTGAACAACATTCTGCGCAGTCTGCGACATGCCTGTTGGATCAAGCGCCTGATCGCGAATGCTGTTAAGAGCCATTTCAGATTCAGGTGCAAAACCGACAACTGTGCTGTCAGGATAGTAATCAGGCATAGTGCTATTATACTGTTCTTTTGCCTGCGCAAGACCATATTCAAGAAATGGTTTTGCATATGCTGGTGGTTCAACCTGAGTATTTACAGTCTGTGAACCGCCGCCGCCGCCACCTTTACCCATATCAAAAATCCTTTGCCATGATTGTCGCGGTTGCTTCGTAGCCATCCAAAGCCCGAACCCATCCGCGCCTGCCGACGATTTCGACAGATGTGCAGTCAAATTGCTTTGACCAATTAATCAGCTTCGGCTCTGCCTCTGCCAATGTTTCAAAATTTCCACCGGCTAACCAAAAGCGCAAAGTTGTGCGCTGTGGATAGCGAATTATTTCTGTAACGATTGCCGCATCGTCAAAAGGCCAGAACTGCGCATCGCCTTTAACAACAATGTCTAAAACATCTTGAAGCGTGTGACTGCCGTGTGCATGTAACAGAGCCGCATCAATCCACTCTGAACATCGGCTCCATTCATCCAATAACGACATAGCCGAAAGTGCGATCTGACTGGCTATTATTTGCATGCGTGATCGTGAATGATCGCTTTGTGCGGGCGCTGATATATGCTGTGCCTGCGCCAATCTCTGCCGCCGCATTTGCCGTTGTTGGCATCAACAAAATGATGCTTGTTGAGCCTGCGCGCTCATCTGCTACGGCTGTCGATGTAGCTGATGCCGCAAGCGTTACAGTGCCGGTGCTGTTTAGTTTGCCATCAAGAATGTTATTGACGACCTGACTGATTTCACGCGGGTTGTTGGCCTCTACCGGAAGCCGTCTAAAATTAACGTCTGCCAAGTGGTCTGCCCTCAATATCTAAGCCCTGCGCAAAATCCCAATCGCCTGAAATGTTCATGCGGGCGCGATGGAATCTGCCCTGAACGCGATGCTCACAAAAGCCTTCATCTGTGAGGCTTGATGCTGTGTCAAAAGTCACTGCATCGTCTTGCCTATCGCGAACACCGACTTGCATTGTGACCGAACCATCTCTGAAATATGGAACCGTTCGCGCAACCAATGTGTGGCGCCCATTTGTTAAAGTGAACTCACCGGTTTCAATCGTTGCCGCTAATGGCTGGCCTGTGAAACCGAAAATCTTTTTGTTTAGCGATCCACCAAACAAGAATGATCCACCTTTGAAAAGCGGGCTGTCCAGAGATGCAGGCAGGCTATCGATAGATGATGACAAATTATCAAGCGCTTCCAGCGTGTAACCGGCTGTAAAGAACGGCGCGATTAAATCAGCTTCAACATCAGCATATGACCATTTGCCGACGGCATAGTTATAAATAAGTATCCTGTCAGGTGTTGTGCTTGTTGCATCATTTGACACAAAAGACCAAGCGACAATCTGGTTCGTCGGGTCAATAGCGGCTGACATCTTATCAATATGCGCTGAGTCAAAGTTATCGAAAAACCACTTATTAACTTTTTCCGCACCAATCGCATTGCTTTTCTGACCATCGAAAGCATAGAAGCCATCGTCTGAAAGATAGAAAACCAGCTTGCCAATCGATGCCACTGAACCGGTATAATTACAGCCACGCGAATTTTCAACGCGATCGATCTGATAAATAAGCGGGCTACCAACATAGCTGGCTGTTGCGATACCACGTTCCATCAAAATGACTGCATATTCGCCGCCAACCAGACCAGTGATAGCACCAGCATCAGGAATGTCCTGAAAGTCAGATTGGTTCGTTCCGGTCGTCCATCCGGTTTCATCGTTGATCGCAGACCAACGTGTTCTGAACGGCACGCGCCCACTGCCTTCGTCAATATTAGCAAGCCAGACCTGATCGCGAACGACTGCAATAAAGTCTGCTTTTGGCGGAGTGTTAGCTACATCGGCAAAAGCTGATGAAGTGCCAAGAGTCCATTTTTGCAAAGTCTCGCCAATGCCGCCAGCCGCGATTACACTTGTGCCAAACTGCACAAACCGCCACTTTTCTTTAGATGTCAGGCTATAGCCGCCACCTTTACTTTTGTCATCCAGCGCGTTTGTGCCAGCGTTGAATGCGTACAACTTGCCAGAGTCGCCAGCAAATAGACTCACGTTATCGCTGTTATCTTTTGCGGCAAAAATGCCTTTTAGTTCATTTGTGGCGGCATTTGATACTGCCTCAAAAGAATTAAGCCCGCGATAGCCTGCGGCGGCTGGAATCACGTTTTTTGCTAACGTCACGCCTTTGTTGTTCAAGTCGGGCTGGTCAGGTAGCCATTCGCCAAAGTTTATCATTGCTGTAACCAAACCTCTGTGCCTGCCGAAACTTGACTCCACACTTCAGAGCCAGCCGTGATGTCTGTCCAAGTTTCCGAACCTGATCCAACCAATGACCAATCTTCACCAAGCACTTTGCCAGTAACGGTGCCAGATACAGCGCATGCGCCTGTCGCCGTCATTGCAAATTCAGCAACCGGTGATGCAGATGTTGATGCGCTTGTATCGACCGAAGCCGATGCCGTGATGACGATATTTGCCGAAGCCGAAACGCTTGCCGATGTGCTGGCGCTTGCCACTAGCTGGCGAACTGGTGTCGCTGACGCTGTTGCCGTAGCTGTTACCGACGCGCTGGCAACCGGTATCTTTATTGCTGTGGCTGTGGCACTTACTGAGCCAACTGAAGCAACTGATGCCGTCATTTGAGCAATGCGAGTCGGCGTTGCTGTGGCTGTTGCCGATGTCGAAACTGTTGCTTCGACTTCGATTGCAAAGACCAGTTCAGCCGTTGCCGTTGCAGACGTTGCCGCCGTTGCGGATGCCTGCAAAACAGCGAGTGAAGTCAGCGCGTCTAAGTTGCCATAACTGTCTAGCTGTTCAAGCGTCCCCCAACTGTCTAGCTGTTCAAGCGTAGGGTTTGACCATTCGACTTTGTGCAGATCAGCATCGGTGTCAAGACTTCCAACAATGCT